TCATTTTTCCAAGGAAAGACTTTGGCAAATGGAACCCAATTTGGCACAAGCACTTTAGTAAAGCTTGGCCTTGATCCCGCAGATAAATCTCTTTATCGTGGTGATTATTCAATAAATTTTAAAGCTTATGGAGATTAAATAACATGGCACACATTACCTCAATTGGCGCTGGTATCTTTTCTGCTCTCGCAGTTAATACTACCGCTATCACAAATATTACTTCTGCTGATACGCTATCAGAATTAGTAGCATTATTCGCTGATGACACAGCATTCAAAGAAATTAAGAACGTACGTGAGTTCCCACAAATTGGTACTCCTGCTAACATTGTTAACGTTCCTGTTTATGGTTCATCAACATCACAACAAATTCAAGGTCAAGCTGACGCTCCTAACCTCGAACTCACGATTAACTACGTGCCTTCCGAGTGGGATCCTACAACTGTAGGCGGTCTAGGTGCTAAAGTTGGTGATGGTAAGCAATACGCTTTCCAGTTCTCCCTCTTGAACTCTAAGCCAGCTAGTCTTGAGACTAACGCATTGGGTCTAGGTGCTTCTGCTAACTCTAACTTCTACTTCGTTGGTAAGTTGGAAGCTTTGCTAGTAAGCCCCCAGTTGACAGACGCTAACCAAGCAACTTTGACTTTGTCTGTACAAAGCCAGTTCTACGGTCCAGCAACTGTAAACGCATCCTAATGGATTAGGGGATTAATTTCCCCTTTTTACCAGGGGACGCTAAAGAGAGATCTGAGGCCTCCCCTAGGTAGTATTATATAGTGTTTAAGGATAATTATGGTTGATAATAAAGAAGATAAACCACCATTCAGCAAGTCTTTTGTTATGAAGACTACATTCCGTCATATGAGACGTAGTGTTGATATTAGTATTCGTAAATCATTTGAAAGATTTCAAGATTTCGATAAGAACAGTGAAGTAGGTAAAGAGATTATGGAAACATTATCTGTGTTGCATACGGTACGTAAAGTACTAGATGACTTCCAAGAAAATAACAAACATCTGTTTAGTGATAGTAAGTAAAAGTAAGGAATAAATTATGAGCATGAAAAAATTAGTTGGTAAATCAATGACCAAAAAGACCAAGTTTCTTGGTGAAGAAATTGTAATTAAAAAGCTATCAGTAGCTCAAGTAATGGAGTTACAATCAAAGTTTAAAGAAACTGAAAATAGCGAGGATAACTCAATGGAGATCCTAAAGACTGTAATTAGACAATCTACCGAAGACGGAGATCAACTCTCAGACGAAGAGTTCAATGAATTCCCTGTAGAAGAACTTTCTAATTTATCAGCAGAAATTCTTAAATTCTCTGGTTTGGGAAACGTGGAGAAACCAGCCAAAGGAAATTAACAAATGATGAAATGGAGCTATATGAAATTGCATATAGGCTCCATATACCGTTATCATTTGTATTAGAGATGGAGTATACTGAACTACTAGGCTGGGTAGAGTACTTCAGTGCAAGACCAATTGGTTATAGTGAAGATTATCGTACTTATCTACTTCTCTCTGCCCAAGGGGTTAAAGAGAAACCAGAAAAGATTTTCTCATCTATTGCTGCATTAAAACGTATCAACGATGAGATGGATGAGAAAGAACGTATAAAGAATTCATTGCAGAATTCTGGATTACTATCTAAGCTTATCTCTTCAGCAAAACAAAATAATATAGAATGGAATCCATTATGAAATTTAATATTTCACTAAATGGTGTCAAAAATCTATTAAGCAAGATATCAGAAGAATATAATAAACTGGTCGAATCAGAAGCAGAGAGTAGTAAACGAGAATTACTCTCTACTTTAATAGCAAGAACACCTATTGACACAGGATATGCTAGAAGCCGTTGGATGGCCTCTAATACACAAGATAATGCCGTAACAAGTTATAAGGTAGCACGAAGCTTATATTTAAAAGATGTAAGCTTTGTGTTAATCAATGATGCACCTTATATTAAGTACTTAAATAACGGTTATTCAAAACAAGCCCCTGCTTTCTTTATTGAACAAACAATATTGAGTAGGGGCTATAAAATCAACAAAATTGTTATTACTTAATATGAGGTAAAAAATGTCAGATATACAATTTAAAGTGTCGTCTGACTCAAGACAGGCACAACAAGATTTAGGTCAGTTAACAAAAGCTGTATCTAATATCGAAAAATCAACTAAATCAGTAAGTAGCAGTATTACTTCAATGGTCTCTGCTCTAGCAGGTGCTATTGCCGCTGCTGGCGGTATTACTTTAGTTAAATCTTCTGCAGACGCATATTCTAATTTAAATAACAAATTAAAATTAGTAACTGAAACACTAGCAGAAACAATACAAGTACAAAAAGAACTAGTTGTTATTTCTCAAAGATCTAGAACTAGTCTTGAATCAGTAGGCTCTGTTTATTCAAGCCTAGCTCGATCACTCAAAAAGCCACAAGCTGAAATTCTTAAAATCACCGAATTGATTCAGAAAGCTGGATCCATCGGTGGAAGTTCACCCGATTCTTTAAAGGCTGCAATTGTACAGTTGAATCAAGGTTTATCTTCGGGAGTTCTACGTGGTGAAGAATTAAACTCAGTACTTGAACAAGCACCTAGATTGGCAAGAGCAATTGCCGATGGCCTTGGTGTTGGAATTGGGCAACTAAGAAAATTAGGTGAAGCTGGTAAAATAACCACTGAGTCTATCTTTAGAGCTTTAAATAGTCAGGCCCAAGTTATTGAGGATGAATTTAATAGGACAGAGCTAACTATAAGTCAGGCTGTTTTAAGGATAAAGGACGCTATTACCTTCAACCTAGGAAGGGCATTTGTCGATAGCGGATTAGCTGCAAGAGTATCTACCCTTATTGTAGATATCTCCAAAGCAATTGAAGCAAAGTCTGGATCTCTTGCTGTAAGGTTAAGAATTTTCCTTACAAATTTTGAGATCTTAAAGCTAAGAATTTCAATTATATTTAATGCTATTTTCATAAATGTAACTAATATTATAGAAAGACTTATTGCCTATTTTAATAAGGCAAAACAAAATGGTTTTGGAATATCAGGTATTATTGAAACATTTAAGTCATTTACTTTTAGTAAAGTAATAGCCTCAATTGAGTCTGGTTTTAATTTATTACTAGAATCACTAAAGAATAAATTTAATGAAATTTACAAATTTATTGTTAACGGCTTTAATTCTTTTGTATCTAAAATAAAATTAAATCTTGCAAATATTTTAAATGATCTCATTGGTTTATCTGCAAGAGCAATCACTTCAATAAAGGAAGTCATTACTCAAGCCGTAAATGTATTTGATTCTATTTCTTTTGTAGATATCTTTAATGACTTAACCAATAAGTTTAAAGATTGGGGTACTACTATAAGTAATGTGCTATCTAATATCTTTACTTCTGCATACGATAAAATCGTTGATATCGTTAATAGAATTAGAGGGAAAATTGGCAACTCTTCTCAAAATGCTTTAATTCCATTTTCTTCAGGTCCAAACAATTTTAGTGAAGAAAAAAGAAGGAAAAACGAAGAGAACTACGATTCACTGCAGATATATAGGCAGGATAAAGAAAAAGCTCTTAAAGATTTAGAGGTCTTAAATTCAGCAGGACGGTCTAGATTCCCTCAACTTGAAGAGGCTAGACAAAGAAGAATTAAAAATTTAGAAAGAGAAGTAAGGGTATTAACAAGGAATATTGAGATCCTTGAAGAAGAAACAGGTAATTCTGAGTTTCATGCACCACAGTATCGTAAATCAACTATTGGTGGTAAAATAATTGATCAGAATGGGGAAAGAGATAAAACTCCAGAAGAAATTGCGCAAGACAGAATAGATGGTAGACGTAAACTTAATTTTGACTTTGGTGATCTTGCATTTACAGCTTTACAGGGCGTAGCCGCTGGTTTAATTGCAAAGAAGTTAATTGCTGGTCTAATCCCTGTTCTCTCACCTATTGCCTCATTAGCCCCTGTTGTTGGACTGTTAACAAGGTCAGCTAGTATTCTAACACCTGATTACTTAGTTCTCTCACTTAAAATTGGATTTGCTAAAGCGTTTGCATTATTTAAGTTACAAGCCTTAAGAAACATTGGAGGAAGTGAAAATTCCTTTATAGGTAGTAACTCTGGAGTTTCTAGGTTAGATTCGTTAATTGATATTACAAGAGAAAAATTCAATTTACTTATCCAATCCTTTTCAGACTTTGTTGGTTTTGGAGATAGCATAGCTAATGGTATAAGGGCAGTGGTAAACACGTTATTAACACTAGTTCAATATAGTGGTGTTGGTGGAACTATAAGCAGCTTCACTGATCAATCTAAATTAGGAAGTAAGTTGCAAGAGTCTATTAAATTTGCTTTTAATACTCTCACACCAAGTAACCTTGATGGTTTTTATGATGCATTAAACCTAATATTGTTAGGTACCTTAACACTATTTAACAAAAATCTACAATCTATCTTCTTTAAAGCTGCCTTAGTAGGTTTGGCGATTAAGATACAGCCAATCCTCGATACTGAAAGATTTAAGAATCTAACAGCTGGTTTAGGACAAAGTATCGGTAGAGCTTTAAACAAAGCAGTTAATAATAAGCAAGGTGAAACCGACATTAAGAAATTAATTAATGATCGTATAGCCTTGTTAGCGCAATTCGGTAATAATATCAACAAAGAAATATTCCCACAAGGTCAGTTTGATGCCGAAAGCAATAAACAAAAAGCAGCAAGGAAAGAAGCTGAAATTCTTGTTAGGGAAAGAGATGCAGCTCTAGAAGCATTAGTAGTAAATAAAGATGGCAATCGTTATCTAAGAGATGCTAAAGATCTAGAAGTATACAATAAGATCATTGATGAATACCAAGTAAGGTTAGATAAACTCTATAAGGTAATTAACTCTGGTAGTAAGAATGCTGGAAAAGGATTATTAACAGGTATTACTGTTCTTGGTCTGGGTGCAGCAGTTGCCACTGGTAATCTTCAAGCACTAATCTCAAAATTATTAGAGTACGGTAAGATACTTGCTACTTCTGATCTTGCTCAAAAATTTGTTTTATTTGGTGGAAGCTCATTGAAAGAAGAACTTGCCGCAATTAACAAAGTTAAAGATGCTAGATCAGCCGCTATTAAATCAGAAATTGCTGCATTGAAAGAATTAGAAATTGCTAGAGCAGCAATGGAGAGAAATGAACTCAGAAGAAACCTTACAGGTATTTCTCAATCTGAAAAACAGTATAGAGATAAAAGAGCGCTAGAGCTTAAAGACCAACAACAAGCCGCTGCAGATCGAGCTGCATTAATTTCTAAGCAAGCAAGAGATGCAGAGAAAAATGCACAATCTACTAGTGCTGGCGCATTAATAGGAAAGACTATTGGTGGCGCTATTGGTTTTGGTATTGGTTCTTTTGCTGGAACTAAGATCTCAGATATATTAGTCGAAAGATTTAATATTAAGGGTGAAATGTATCAACTAGGTGTAACACTAGGTATTTCTCTTACTGCTGGATTCTTAGCAAGCGTATTTGTAGGTAATATAGGTGCTATCCTTGCAGCTAGACTACTTCCTGCTTTGGCCTTACTTGGCCCAACATTAGCAGGAGCAGTATTGGGTGGATTTGCAGCATTTAGCCTCTCTAAAAAGATAGCAGATACTTTAAATATAGATACTGATACTACAGGTTATAAAGTACTTGAATGGGTATCCTTTATAGGCTTAACACTTACAGCCGCTGTTGCTGCAACCGCATTATACGCAAAGACAACAACAGCTATTGCAACTGCCGTATCTGGTGCATTAAGTAAAGGTCTATTATATTCTGTAGCCTATTCTGCAGGTTCTTTTGTAGCATGGGCAGCAGCTACTTCTGGTGCATTAGTTGCAGCCTTGAGGGGCGCACTAGTTGCATCTGCCGTATGGGTGAGAGTCCAGGGTGCAGTATTAGCTTTGATATTCCCTACAGCTGGAGCTATTCTGACTAGAGTAGGTATCATGTTAGGTACAATTGCTGCTGGTCTAACTGGTGGAGCAATTGCCGCAGCGTTAGCCGCTTTCCTAGGAGTTGGAGGTTTATTATATTATATCTTTGGTGGAGAAACCGAATTTAAGGCAAAGGTAGATGAATACTTAGGTTACTTAAAATCTTGGCTATCTACTTTAGCTAAATTATGGGGTGAAACATTTAGAATACCTGATACACCAACTGGACCGGCCACTACTGGTAAAGCATTTAGAGGCTCTGGGCTTATAGAAGGTGATATTTTAGGTTTAACTTCTTCAACTGCAGTACCTCAGCTTAAAAATGCAGCTAGAGAAACTACTGATAGTGTTAAGACATTAGTTAAAGAAAACTCTAAACAAAACGATAATATCCAAAAATCAGTGGACGATGGTTCTAAGGGTGTTATGGCAACGCTTAAAGAACTTTGGGGTGGTGAGGCTAGAGGAGCTGCAAAGACAGCTACAAATATGCCTAGATCTACTGAACTACCTGATTATGTACAGGCTTTAGATAGTCCAGAGTTTAAAACGTTTGCCGCTAGAATAATGGTTGCTGAAGGTACAGCAAGTTATGATAAAGATCCGTTTAGAACAATGTTTGGTGGAAAGCAGATAGAAGGTAGTTTAACCGATCACCCTAGACAGGCGATGCGATTTAAAGAGAAAGATGGCAAGTGGAATGAAACCACTGCAGCTGGAGCTTTCCAATTTATTGCACCTACTTGGGATAGGTTAAAGACCAAGGGTAATTTACCTGATTTTAGTCCTGAAAGCCAGCTAACTGCATTTTCATTATTATTAAAAGACGTTGGTGCTTTAGATAAAGTCTTGGCAGGTAAACATGATGAAGCTATGGAACTCCTTGGAAGTCAATTTGCTTCTTTACCATCAAGTCAATATAAAGATAAGCAACCGTCAAAAACTCTTCCACAATGGAATGCAACTTTAAATAATTCATTTGTAAAGAACTTTAGGAGTCAAGATATACTTGGTGGAGAGGTGTCTAAAAACTTTGAAGCAGTAGCCGCAGAAGCAAGAAGAAAAGCGGATGCAATGGGTACTGGATTAAAAGATAGCACTGGACCAATGTTTGGTAAACTTAAGAATGCCATAAAAGCACCTATTGATAATTTTATCGATAAGAGTCTTGGTGTTGGTGAGTTTATTACAAACTATTCCTTATCTACTAGTAACTCCATAAGGAAAAAGTATAATGAAGGAATTAGATCAACGGAAGACTTCCTTAGCAAAGGTATATACTCCTTAAAGGGTAATGCAAATCAATTTGGTGCTGCCTTATCTAAAACTGCAGATGAATTAGAGAGGAGCATTAGCAGATTACCAAGCGAATACCTTGGGGATATCTTATCAAACTTCCAACAACTGACTGCAATAACTAATGATGTTTCTGGTAATCTAAAAACCTTAGGTTATGATGTTTCTGGCATTGATTTTGATAAAATACCACTAGAGGAAATTAATAACTTTGCTAGCCTTATAGAAGCTACAAACAGAGTAGGTAGAGCGTATAATGATGCTAGGAGAGATGAGAGTCAGCAGGATAAATTACCAGGTTTAAACAGGGAATTAATTCTTAACCGTGAGATGTTAAGAACCCGAGTTAATGCTTTACAACCTAAAGCTACAAACCCATTTGCTCCTCCCGAACTATATGCTGGTTCAGCAGAGTGGGGTGTTAAAACAGCAGAAGAGATTACTGGTAGTATTAGCGAAGGTTTAAGCTCAGTATTAAAGGGTAAAACAAGTTTCAAAGAGTTTGGTAAGTCTCTACTAGATAAAATTACAGGCTCTATTGTAGACAGTTTTACAAAGTCTCTTGTAGAATCCTTTATGAGTACTAGTACGCTAAATAAAGCATTTAGCACTATGTTTGCAGATGTATTTAATTTAGGTGGAGCTACTGGAACTTCAGGTGGTAATAGAGTTGCCGCTTATGGTGCTAGCTTAGAGGATATGCGGATTAGCCGTATTATAAATGAAGCTGCAAGATCAGGTCCCGACTACTCTATTGGAGGTGTAACTATTGAAGATACCCTACGTGATATGGGTATGGATATGACAGGCTTCACAATGCCTGAGCCATTTGGAACAGTTAACACAGGTCCACTCTCAGAACTAACTGATATGTTTGGTAGCATATTTGGAGATCAGGGTAGCTCACCCCTTAAGCCATTATACGTAAGAACTGTAGATGCTCTTGCTGAAAAGGCTGGTGGGTTATTTAAGCAAGATGGTATTTTCTCTGGAATCAAAGATTTCTTTGGTGGATTAGGAACTAAGCTATCTACTGCATTCTCTGGTATTTCTTCTTTATTCGGTGGATTCTTTGCTGAAGGCGGAATGGTGCCTGGTATTGGTAGTGGTGCTGTACCTATTGTAGCGCATGCAGGTGAGGTTATTCTAAATGAAGCTCAACAGGCTCGTGTGGCTTCTGCTATGACTAATAGTCAACAAGTAGTCAATGTAAATATTACAGGCGATATTAGTCGTCAAACAAAATCGGAAATTTATAGAATGCTCCCGTCTATTGCTGAGGGGGTTAACTCCCACAATAGAGAGAAAGGATTAAGGTAAAATTATGTATGGTATCTATGAAAATGGAGAGGTGATTGCAAGATTCACGACACCGTTAACAATCAAAAGCAATCAGCCAGTCTTCGTTTCAGATACCCTATCACTAAAACGATTTATTAGCCGTAGGAGTGCTCAACGTTGGGAAATCGACGCTGGCCTTGAGCCTCTTACGACTGATGCTCAAGACCTAATGGTTAATTTAGTGACTAAGGGTTATTCTGAGACAGTTACAGTAATTGTACCCCAAAACTATGGAGTAATTAAAGCTAGGACAGCTTTTGGAATCCCTACGGTTTCAGGGGTAGCTGGTCAAAGTCAAGTTGTTATTTCAACTGGACTCTTTAATTTATTACCTAGAGGTACATTTGTAAAGTTTTCAAATCATTCTAAAGTTTATATGACTACTGCTGATTTAACAGGTAATGGAGTATTAACAATATTTCCTCCTCTTGTTTCAAATGTAGCAGGAAGTATGAACTATGGAGACAATGTTCAAATGCAATGTTTATACGACACAGATGTAGTCACAGGAATGGTTTATAGTGATGGTATCTTAATGGATACAGGGCAGATAAGGTTATTAGAAAAATTATGATAAAATTCAGTCAAACAGTCCAAGATATATTGGCACAACCAGTAATAGAGGCTTTTTATTTAGTAGAGGTAGTGTTATCTCCTACTAATTCTTATAAGACCTCTACTTACTTTAGAGAGCTAACAATTTATAATGGTGTAACACCAGTTGCAACCTATTTAGGTGATGGTAAAATTGTTAGAATTGATACACCTAAGTTATCATCTACTGTAGATAGAGAACTATTTAAAATTAGTTTTGCAGATCCAAACTTTACATTTGGCGCAACTATTGACTCTGGGTTAATAGGAAAAATTGTAGATGTAAAATTAGGCTTTGTAAATCAAACTACTAAACAAGTAGAGACAGATATTTCAAATATTATTACAATTTATCGTGGAGCAATTGACTCTACAGACTATAGTATAAATACTGCAGAAACAGGTGAAGTTCTTTTAAATATTGGCTGTTCAAGTCCAATGAATGATTTAGATATGACTAAACCTTTTTATACAACAAAGGATGCATCTGCATCTAGAGATTCCTCGGATACTGCCTTTGACCAAATTTATGAAGGCTCAGGAGTTTTACAACTTAAGTGGGGGAAAGTATAATGGCAGAGATACTAGCTTACAAAATTTTTAGTTTAACAGTAAGCACATGGATTACAATTGCATCAATCTCATATCAAATTGTTCAAGCTAGGAAAATGAAGAAAGCAGCCCAAGCAGCTGCAGAAGCAAGAAAAGGTTATGAGCTTGTAGTGGAAGGAGAAGGTGTCACTTTACCTATTGTTTACGGAAGAGCAAAGGTAGGCGGTGTTAGATCCTACCATAATGTAGCTAACAATTATGTGTATACAACACCTAACAGCGATAAAGCAATTACTAACCCTGGATTTAATAATAATATAAATGGAGAAAACAATGAATTTTTGTTTTTCCAACAAGCCTTATGTCAAGGTCCAATCAGCAATGTCTATGATGTTGTTTATGATGAGTCCCGCTATTCTGATGATCCAGACTTAAACTCATCTGCTACTACCACGTACGATAATGGAGATGCTGAAAACCCAAATATTTATACAGAGACTAAACTAAATTCGGGAACTCGTATTGATTTACACTACGGTGATTCTGCTATTGCAGATAGTGTAATGTCGGCCAATAACCCTGAAAGAGTTAATTCTGTATTTACACAAGTAAAGAATACTGTAGGTATTGCATACGCTTCTGTTGTAGTAAAATTAGATAGGGATAATCCTGCATTTAATGGCGTTCCTATGCTACAGTTTTTTATTGAAGGTAAAAAGATAAAGAATATTATTAGGTCAGGTACGATTGATAACTATACTTACAGTCTAACACCTACATCAAGTTATTCTAACAACTCTGCTTTGTGTTTATTAGACTATTTACTAGATAAAACCTCTGGTAAGGGTATGGATATCTCTTTGATAGACTTAGAATCTTTTTACAATGCAAAAGTAATTTGCGATCAAGTAGTATTACAGGATGCGCTTGTTGGTGGTAAGATTTATTTCCCTACAGATGGTAGCTCTGGAGCAGAAGGAATAACCCCATTAGCTGCTTCTAGAGATGTAAGGTTATACGAGTGTAATGCAATTATTGATACTCAAAAGCCATTAAGAGAAAATGTAGAGATTATTCTTTCTACAATGGGTGATGCCAGACTAGTATGGTCAGGTGGAAAGTATAAGCTTAATTTACAATATCCTGCAAATAATGAAGCAATAACTATTGCTGCAAACTTAACAGATTCTGATCTAATCTTAGATAATACGGTTAATATTAACTGGCCAAGTTCTAGTGAGAGATTAAATCAGTGTACTGTAAGATTCCATAATGAATCCGAAAATTTCAAAGAAGATACAGTATCATGGCCTCCAAAGGTTTCAGGTACAGCTTTAAGAGGTATTGGTGGATTTAAATACCCAGTTGCGGAAGACAAAGGCTGGCCTGATAATACAGGTGGTAGCCTTCTTAAGAAACATGCAGTGTGGTCTGGCTCAGGTTCTTCTTTTGACCAAACATGGAAGTTCTTTGTAAAAGAAACTGGTACATTCAATATAGAGTATACAGGGGATAATAGTTGTATTGTTACAGTAACTACAGCAGCAGGAACTCCAGTATTTTCTGGCAGTCATTCAGACTTTAATACAACTAATACAGGTTCTTTTAGTTTAACTGCAAATACAGAGTATCGTATTCGAGTACAAGGCACTGATGATAACGTTGGAGCCAAAGGTGTTGCTGTTAAAATTAGTAAGGGTGCATTTATCTTTTGGACTACTAGGTCTGAAAACTATACTAGCTTCTTGACTATTGTTAACGATGCAGCTATTTACAATGCAATGAAAGCTGAAGACAACGGGTTAGAGTTAGAGACAGATATTTTTGCTGATGGTGTTACAGACTACTATCATGCATTAGCTAAAGCTGAAGAATTAGTTCGTGTTAGCCGTAGTGCGTTTGGTATACAATTTAAATATGTAATCAAAGACAAATTTTTAGAGCCGGGTGACTTTATAAAGCTAAATAGTACTACTCTAAATCTAGGAGTAGGTACTGATCTTTATTTACGAGTAAATGAAGTAAAGATTACTGAAGAAGGTGTTTGTGAAGTTAATGCTACTAGATTTGATTCTACGCAGTTAGCATGGAATGTTAACGATAACGAATATATCAAAACACCTAACATTTACAACTTTGTATTTGGCACTCCTACTAACTTATCCTATACACAACAAGACACTGAAATCTTAAACTCTTCAGGTCGATTATCTTGGACTGGCGTAGATACAAGTGCATTAGACTCTTATATTACCTACTACTATATTCCAGGCAATATAGATGTGAATAACCAAATTATATGGACTGAGTTAGGTAGAACTACAGATACTACCTTTAATCTTCCAGCACTAAGAATAAGTAAAACAATTTTTGGTGTAAGGGCGTTATCCAAGGCAGGTAGATTATCTAACATGGCAACAACTGCGTTGACAAATTTGATACCTGCAGAAGATGCCTTACCTTATGCAATAGTTTTATCAAATGATTCGTTAACCTTTACTTGTAATAAAGATGGAGTTCCCTTAGCTGGTCAACTGCCTAAAACTGTAGAGATGTATCTTTACAGAGGTTTAAATGTAGTACCTCCCGCAGAAATTTCATATTCAATTAATCCAGTAGGTTGTAATGCTACTATTTCTCAAGGCGTAGTTACTATAACTGCAATTAATGATCAATATGCAACTATTTATTTAACTTTAGGTATTGATAATATTATTCTTTCAAAAGAAATTTCTTTATCAAAGGCAATAACTGGTGCAACTGGAATTGGAGTTAAAGGAGACCCAGGAGATCCTGGAGCTAAATATGCAACAGCTACACTATACCAATGGTCTCCAACTCAACCCGGAAACCCAAATAATATTTCTGCGTACAATTGGACTACAGGAACAAATTCCGCTTATGCGGGAGGTAATAATTGGCTAACTTATATTTCTACAAATCCAGGAACTTCAGGCATTCAACTTTGGACTGCTACAAAGTCAATCACAGCTGCTGGAGGCACAGTTGATACCGTTGTAGACTGGTCAAGTGGAGTTACTATAGCATCAATTACATCAAATGGTGCAACAGGACTTCCTGGACTACAAGTAGCTAGACCTACAGTTTATCGCTGGGCAGCCTCTTTACCTGCAGGACCAGTAGGATCATCTACTTATACTTGGGCAACATCTTCATTTAATAATGTACCTACGGATTGGAATTCAACAATTCAGAATCCGCCTAGTCCAGGATTTACCTTATGGGCTGCAAGTGTAAATATATCCGATAGTGCAACTACTACAAGTACTCAAATTAACTGGACTAACGCCAGTATAGTTGCTATAAGTTATGCTGGTACAAATGGCACTAACGGTTCTCCTGGTTCTCCTGGACAACAAGGTGCTTCTGCTAGAATTTGTTATAGTAAAACAGCCTTAACTTCTTTAGCTTCTACACCCTCTACCATTACCACATCTGGTATTAGTTCATATCCTGCAAATGGATCATGGGGTGCAGATACAGTATGGCAAGCTACTCCTCCAGTTATTAGTGCGGGTGAATCTGTTTATCAATCTGATGGTGTTTATGATCCAGTAACAAATAACACTATTTGGAATGTACCTTATTTGTCCGCTTTAAAAGTAGGAAGTTTATCTGCTATTACAACTAACACAGGTAACTTAACTGTATCTGGTACAATCAAGTCAAGTACTGCTGAAATTAGTAATACAACAATGACTGGTGCTGGTGCAGTTGTGTATTCTAATGGTCAATTTGCTGTTGGTAATAATACTAACAATATCACTTATAACGGTAGTGTTATAACACTTAATGGTCAAGTTGTAGTACCTAGTAACATTGATACTCGTGGACTTACAATTAAAGATGCTTCAGGTAATGTGATTTTTGGATCAGGAACTAATCTTGACTTCTCAAGAATTACAGCTGCCTCGGGATGGTTAAATAGTAATATATCTATTGCATCAAATGGTACTTTGTCTGGGGCAGGTGGAGGTACAGTTACAGCTACTGGTATTAACGCAGTACAAACTAGCTTAGGTAATGCTCCTGCTGGCATCTTAAACAATAATATCGGATTAACTCTCAATTCTAATGGCACATTAAGTGTTTCTGGTGGACCTGTTGCATCAGGTGGAGTCACAGCTACTGGTATTAACGCAGTACAAACTAGCTTAGGTAATGCTCCTGCTGGAATATTAAATAGTAATATCAGCCTAAGTAGTAACGGTACACTAAATAATGCTGGCGGTGGTTCAGTAACAATCAGTGGACTTGGTTATTCAGGTGCATTAGATGCAACTAAAAATGTATTTACACAAGGTGTATTCTCAAGTAGACCCACAGGTACAGATGGTGATGTATTTTATGCCACAGATACATTTCAATTATATCAGAAAATTTCTGGTAGTTGGGTTTTATCGGCTAATAATACATATGTAGATGGTTCAGGTATAATTCGTGGTACTTCTACTGGTGCAGGTACAACTGTTGCTAATTCAGCTATTACAATTTCTGGTGGTGCTATTAACGGTATTGGTACAGGATCTGGAACTACAGTGGCTAATTCAGCTATTACTATTTCTTCAGGCTCAATTAGTGGTATTGGTACTGGTAGTGGTACAGTAGTTGCTAATAGTGAGATTAATATTGTTAATGGAGCACTCTCAGGCATTGGTACAGGTACTGGAACAGTAGTTGCTAATAGTGCAATAGCTGTGTCTGGTGGTAATATTACTGGTATTGGGACTGGTAATAACACTGCAGTTGCCAATTCTGCAATTAGTGTTTCAGGGAACACCATTAATGGTATTGGAACTGGAAATGGTACAGCGGTAGCTAATAGTGCTATCTCAATTGGTTCAGATGGTACTTTATATGGTGCTGGTGGTGGCGTAGTTACCGCTGGTGGTTTAGGCGCTGTTAGAACAGATTTAGTAAATGCTCCTGCTGGTATATTAAATAGTAATATAACATTAGGTACTCTTGGTGCTGGTGGGTTTGCTACTCTAAACACAATTACAAGCGGTAATGTTTCTACATACATTTCAGGCGCAGCTATAGGTACGGCTCAGGTTGGCATATTAACTGCTGGAAATATTGGAGCTGGAACTATTGATGCAAGCAAGATTGCTGCAAATACGATTACCGCTGATAAAATCAACAGTGGTACTGTATTTACAAACTCTCTTCAAGTAGGGGGTTCTCCTGCTGTATCTGGTACTTCAATGACTGGATCAGGTGGCATATTAAATAGCACTGGTACTTTTGCTTTAGGTAATAGTTCTACTAATATTAGCTATAATGGCAGTCAAATGACGCTTAATGGTAATGTAGTTGCTACTGGAAATATCAATACTAACGCTGTTACAACAGCCGCATATGGTTCTTATAATGGTTTCCATAGATGGTGGCAAGGCTCTGTATACGGGCCTCTCGTTGATACTTTTGCATCAATCTCATTTTATGCTAATGCAGGAGATGTGGTATTACTTGAAGCAACCTTTGATCCTAGGGTTAATACACTTTATCCTTATATTTGGGATGAGTACACCTACATTTCTGTTTTAAGAGCTCAACTTCAGTTTAATGGAGTTGTTGTTACAGAAACAAAGAGTTCTAGTATTACAAACCTTGGCGGTATAAGTGACACTAGTCCTATCACAGCTTTAGAGGGCTGGGTATCTTCTAAAGTTATTCGAGCAACAGCAACAGTTAGTACAAGTGGTACTCAGACTTTAAGTTTAAATGGTTATTCCTATGGATTAGCAGGTGGTTTTGGTAATGGTGGTTCTTACGCTTTTCAAAACATTGTTTTAAGTGCATTTATTCGGAGACGCTAATGAAATTTTATGCAAGAATATCTAACAACATTTTACAACAAGGTTATGGACTAGATGAAGATTCCTTTGAAGTAACAAAGCAAAAATATCCAGAAGATATATTCCTAGAAACAGATAGTTTATGCGCACCTGATACTCATTATTTTCAGGATGGTGCAGTTATAAAGAAATCAGAAAAACCATCAAACTCTTGTTTTTGGAATGATACAACTTTTTCTTGGGTAGAAAACTCTCAGTTAAAAGAAGTTGAGGTTAAAAGAAAGAGATATATGCTGTTATCAAGTTCTGACTGGACTCAATTACCTAATAATCCATTAAGTGTAGAAAAACAAACAGCTTGGACAAATTATCGTCAAGAACTTAGGGATATAACCACACAATCGGGTTATCCTTTTGATGTTGTTTGGCCAACTAAACCAAGTTAATCAATTTACCAGGGGACGCTAAAGAGAGATCCTAGGCTCCCCTAGGTAATATATTATATATGATATTAATAGATAAAATAAGAACATTAGAAGAAATCGATAAATGTCTAGATATTTCATTAGAACTATTTAGTCATTATGAATCAAATGAAATCGGAATAGATGAAGTTTACTGTAGGGAAAACCTGATAGCTCTTGCTAAACGTGGTGATTTCTTCAGGATTGTTAAATACAATGATGAACTAGTTGGTTGGATAGCTGCAAAAGTAAGTAGTCCATATCTGCATTCTAGAGAAAAAGTATTGTATCAATTATATTACCATTGTAGCTTATCTGGATATTCTGCTGTAAAAGCATTAATTCTTGTCCATGAAGCAATGATAGAGGCTGCTAGAGAAAAGAATATTCGTCTAGTGGTTACGTCTAGTGAACTAGATAACTATGAAACATTCAATCGAGTGTTACTCAAACAAGGCTGGATAAAGAGAAACAAAAGTTTAATTTATCCAATTGATTAACCTGAACTCCATCTGAGGATCGAGAAGGGAACAAAAATGGCAAGAAGTAAAATTACGTCTGCATCAAAAGATTTGATATCTGATGATGGTGCAGTATTAGTATCTGTTATCAAGGGTGAACAGATACACTTAAACTTAACCCTATCTTGGCTTACTAACATTTCTGATTATGAAATTTTTAGTAAAGTCGTAGAAGCGAATAACGATGGGTCAGGAGCTATTCCTGATTCAGTAAAACCAGGTGGCGCAGTTGTAACTATTCCTTTATTGGATACAGCTGACACTAATAACCAGTTTATCATGGTTATTCCAGAAACATTAATTACTGGCTGGGCAACACAACCAACACCAAACAAACCCGTATACGGTTTTATTGATTTAGAAATTCGTGATACTGGTATTGGTACTCGTAAACAAGTGTGGAAACCTTTTAGGGGTCTAATCGAAGTAAGATATTCTCCAACAGAGGTATAATATGGCTACACAAAATTATGAAGTTACAGTTAACCCTAATGCAATTACATTAGACTTAACAACTCAAAATAATATTTTAACAGTACAAACAGTTGACTACATAATGTCTTTGTCTCGTACTGGCGGTCAAGGTGCACAAGGTTATAGTGCATACGAAATTGCTGTTCAAAACGGATATACAGGCACAGCCCAAGAGTTCTCTGATGAGTTAGCTTCAATTGCTGAAAAGTCAGCCCTAGCTGTTGCATCTGCTACTGCTGCTGCTAATTCAGCTACCTCTGCTACTAACAGTGCTACTGCCTCTGCCGCAAGTGCAAGCAATTCTTCTATTAGCGCAGGTGCCGCAAGTGCTAGCGCTAATGCTGCCGCTCAAAGTGCAGTTACTGCCGCTGCTCAGTCAAACAACTCTGCACAAAGTGCTATTAATGCTGCGGCTAGCGCCCTGGAAGCAAGTAATTGGGCTGATGCTTCAGAAGATAGTGCTATTGACTCTGAGTTATCTGCCGCTGATGCTGCAGCTAGTGAAGATGCTGCTGCAAGCTCAGAAGCTAATGCTTTATTGTATCGTAATGAAGCTCAAACTGCTGCAACAAGTGCAGGTGCAAGTTCTACTAATGCAAACGCTCAAGCCTTAGCTGCAAGCCTAAGTGCTGCAAGTGCTGCTACAAGCGCTACTAATGCAGACAACAGTGAAGACAATGCCGCATCTAGTGCAACGTCTGCTCTTAACAGTGCTACAAGTGCTAACACAAGCGCTAACCAAGCTGCTATTTCAGCTACTACAGCTACTACACAGGCTACAAGCGCTACTAATAGTGCTACTGCAGCTGCCGCTAGTCAAGCTGATGCTTTGGTATCAAAGAACTCAGCAAGCGCTAGTGCATCAACTGCTACAACAAAAGCCTCTGAAGCTTCTAATAGTGCTGCTAC